AAGAGGGTGATGACACCCCTTCAGTGGAAATTAATAGACAAGCAGAAGGAAGCATATAATGACTTTACCAACTAACATGGTTACTAATGTATTATCAGAGAACCAAAACAAGTTTATTACAGTTAAGTTCTTAACTAAGGATAACGAAGAACGTACATACACTGGACGTATGAATGTAATAAAAGGTCTTAAGGGAAACGAGAGAGGTCGTATAGCTAGTGAAGCACTACGCAAGGCAGGGTACATAACACTTAAGACTAAGCAAGGCTACAAGTGCTTTAATGTGGATCGCGTGCTAGGTTTTGTAGCAGGTGGTCGTCGTATATTTGGGCTAGGGACTGAGGTATAATGCCTATACCCCCTTCGATGGAAATGGAGCTAATAGAGCTAGGCATACTCAAGAGTGATACAGAAGAACTTGAGAGTATAGCCGAGCAGACAGGCTTCTATGCACTAAGAGCCGAGACTATAGCTTGGCATAACACACTAATAGTAGATGGAGAGGTAATGTTCTAATGGGAAAGATAAAACTGCATGGTGACTTCATACTTACAAGTGACCTGATGAAAAGACTTAATGATATTATATATGCTAAAGAACCTGTAAAGGAAGCTATAGAGTTTAAGAGAGATATTATAGTAGAAGATATAGAAAGAACACACAAATGAGTTTAAGACCAATATTTTACTGTCCTGATTGTTTGAAAGAAGGATACAAGAATAAACTTAAGACAACGCACACACAAGAATACTTTAAGCTAGGATACCCAAGCATAAGAAGACGTAAGAAGTGTTTAACTTGTGGATTAATAACTAGAACAATAGAAACGGAGTTACAAGATAATGAAGAATTATAAACCATATTACAGGACAGATAAGATGAAACAAGAAGAGTTAAGAATAGCTAAGTATGTAAGTATTTTATTTTTTACTATGGTAGCATTTTCGTTCATAGGTTTTTCTTTCGTATTAGTTAAGGCAATGTTATACATGACTGGTCTATTCTTATGAACAACAAAGACATATTAGATATGTGTAGAAGGTTAGCTAGTAGGTACTACAACCATCAGGACTACGATGATATAGTTTCTGAGGGTGTAGTACTATGCTTAAACATGAGAGCCGAGGGAATTAAAGAACCCTCTAAGCTATATTACAGCGCAAGGACTGCTATGTTTCAGTATGTAAACGTAAGTATGTCTAACTTTAGCTACCCTAAAGGTATGGCAGGTCGTGAGGCTGTATTAGAAGACACAATAGAGTATGTAGTGTCTGATGATGTTGATATACCTTCAGAAGATCTTTATGGGTCGTATGAACTAAAAAACTCTATAGAGAATCTGAAGAAATTTCTAACAGACAGAGAGTGGAAAGTATTTATGATTTTATACAATAATAATAACAACTTGACAGACACTGCTGAAGTGTTGAAATTGTCAAAACAACGTGTAGAACAGATAAGAAACAAGATTCGTGACAAACTTGTAACAATTTGTGAACTTGACATTTGAATATTTTAGGCATTATATATAAATGTACTACTTAAGTATAAACATAAGTTTTACACTCACTAGTACAAACTACTAAAGAAAGAAACGTAAGTATGCCAGACATAATACATAAACCTTGTCCTTTTGTTGCATGTGGTTCAAGTGACGCTTTTTCTTACCATACTGAAAAGAGAGTAGGTAAGTGTCATTCTTGTGGTGGTAGTTACCCATCAAGAGAAGAAACATATGACTGGGCAGAAGACAGTTATCCTAAGAAAGAAAGAGATAGTATGAATGTAACAGAGTTTACACCTAAAAGAATAGAGAGTGTATCTGATGGTCGTCACCTACCCCACCGAGGGATTTTGCAGAGTACTATGCAGGACTTTAATGTACTTACATACGACGACAGACAAGAATACATATACCCCTCTGGGGGAATTAAGGTTCGTAATCTAGAAGAGAAGGCTTTCTATGCAAAGAATGGTTTCAAAGGTGATGAACTATTCGGTATGAACTTATTCCCTGCTGGTTGTAGTCGTATTGTAACAATAACAGAAGGTGAGTTAGACGCTCTATCAGCCGCACAGATGCTTGGTAAGCAGTACACTAACCCAGTTGTGTCGTTACCTTCAGCTACACCCTCTAAGAAGCTGTGGGAGAACTGTAAGGATTGGTTAGGTAGCTTTGAGAAGATTGTCTTGTCTGTAGATAATGACGAGGCAGGTAATGCTTTAGCTGATCGTATGGCTAGGTTGTTCCCTAACAAAATCTATCGTGTACAGCATGGTGATTTCAAAGATGCTAACGACTTCTTAAAAGCAGGTAAGGGTATAGACTTTAAGAACTTATGGTGGAAGCCAGTTAAGCATACACCAGAGAATATACTTAACACTGCTGACCAGTTCCTTAAGTTGTATGAAGATACACCTGAGCATGTATACTACCCTACAGGCATACAGGCACTAGACGATAAGGTCTTAGGTCTTATGCAAGGTCACTTCACAGTGTTTAAAGCACCTACAGGTATAGGTAAGACTGAGCTTATGAGATACATGGAATACAGTATGTTGAAGCAAGGTGTACCTATTGCCGCATGGCACTTAGAAGAAACTAAACTAAGGTCTTTACTAGGTCTTGTGTCGTATGAAGTAGGTGATAACCTAACAAGACGTGACTTGATAGAAGAGAAGCAAGCTGATAGCCTTGTGAGAGAAGCCATAAGTAACATAACTAAAGATGAGAACTTCTATCAATTCTATTTAGGTGATGGTCAAGGTACAGACGAACTAATAGATCAGATAAGATTCTTTAGTCAGGCTTGTGATTGTAAGTTTGTTTTCTTTGAGCCTATACAAGACGTAGTTGTAGGCACATCAGAAGAAAGTAAAGAGTCTATGTTAGCTGACCTGTCTATTAGACTATCTAAGTTAGCCGCAGAGCTTAACGTAGGCATTGTTACTATTGCCCATACCAATGAAAACGGAGATCCAAAGTACTGTAAGATGATAGGTCAACGTGCATCTGTAATCATAGACTTACACAGAGACAAAGAAGCTGAGAGCTTAGAAGAACGTAACACGACTTACTTAAAGGTAGAGAAGAACAGACCTTGTTCAGAAGAAGGACAAGCAGGTAAGTTAGCATTTAACTTAGATACATTTATGTTAAGGGAGATATTATAATGAGCAAACCAACAGACGAAAACAAAAGGGAGATTTACCAACTCGTAGCTCAGTCCTATCTATCAGACGGGCTATATATGTGGGAAGATCTTGATGCAAGCTGTGACACTCTAGAAGAGTGCGGAGAGCTAATGGATTATTATAGTCAAGAACACGTTGAGTACACTGGCTATATGATTGAAAAGAGAATAATTACTACAGTATTTGAAACAGGGTATCAAGAAGGATGGTGAAATGAATATATTCGATATAGAAACAGATGGGTTTAACCCCACAAAGATACACGTACTATCTTACACAAATGAAGAGGGTGAGATACAATCTACCTTTGACTATGAAGAGATGAGATCATTCTTTCTTAACGCTGACACAGTTATAGGTCACAACATAGTTAGATATGATGTCCCTGTAGTAGAGAGGATTCTAGATATAAAGATAGACGCTAGGATCATAGATACGTTACCTCTAGCTTGGTACATAAACCACAGCCTACAGAAGCATGGGCTAGCACAGTATGGTGAGATGTATGGTGTACCTAAACCTAAGATTGATGATTGGCAAAATCTAAGTCCTGAAGAATATCAGTACAGATGTGAAGAAGACGTTAGGATCAACGTGAGGTTATGGAGAGACTTAGATAGGAAGCTAAGTAAACTGTACCCCCTCAGTGGAAATAAGGATACATTTGTTGACTACATGACATTCAAGATGGAGTGTGCTAGAGATCAAGAGACCCTCCAGTGGAAATTGGACGTAGACAAAGCAGAAGGTCACTTACAAGAGTGGGAGAACCTAAAGGCTGAGAAGACAGAAATGCTTGCTGATGCTATGCCACGTAGAATTATTACAGCAGTACGTAACAAACCTAAAGTTATGCACAAGAAGGATGGTTCTCTGTCAGCAAATGGAGAGAAGTGGGTTGCACTATGTAAAGAACAGAAACAACCACAGACTACTCAGTCACTAACAGTTAAGACTGGAGAAGAAAGAGCTAACCCTAACAGTACAGATCAAGTTAAGGATTGGTTGTTCTCACTAGGTTGGAAACCACGTACCTTCAAGTATCTAACTGACAAGAAAACAGGGGACACGAGGAAATTAGAGCAAGTACGTAAGGATGCAGACCTATGTAGTTCAGTTAAAGCACTGGCAGATGTAGAACCTGCTATCAGTCTACTTGAAGGTCTATCTGTTTTGTCGCATCGTATAGGTGTTATAAAGAGTATGGTTAACTTACAAGTAGATGGTTACGTACAAGCTAACATAGCAGGTCTTACTAACACTCTTAGGTTTAAACATGCAAAGCCTCTGGTTAACTTACCATCGGTTGATAAGCCATATGGTAAAGAGATACGAGGTTGTTTGATTTGTCCAGAAGGTTATACATTATGTGGTGCTGACATGACTTCATTAGAGGATACAACTAAACGTCACTACATGAAACCACTAGACCCTGACTACGTAGAAGAGATGTCTAAAGATGGCTTTGATCCACACTTAGACTTAGCTAAACACGCAGGTGTTATTACACAAGAAGATATAGATAAGCACAACAGTGGAGAGATGTCTTTATCAGCCCTACGTAAGAATTACAAAGTAGTTAACTACAGTGCTACTTATGGTGTTGGTGCTTCTACTCTATCTCGTAACACTGGGATGCACACTAAGGACGCAAAGAAGCTCCTAGAAGCC